GTCTCCGACCTGAGGACTGATTTGCAGTCGAACGTGAGCATCTTGAACCAGAATATCTCCAGTAACGTGTCGGATATACGCACGGACATCGCGTCCAACGTCTCCATCATCAACTCCAACGTCGATCTGAAAGCGGACATTCTCGATCCGACGTTCTCGAGCAACATCACGGTCAGCAATGATTTGGTCATGTCCGACCTGACAGCCACTCGAATCGTGTTCGTCGGCGCGGACAGTCAGTTGGTGGACGACGCAAAGTTGACCTTCTCCTCTGATACGCTCGTGGTGGATGGCGACGTGTCCGTGTCGGGTAATCTCACGGTCGAGGGATCGGTGATACAACTCTCGGTCGAGAACACGATCGTGAACGATGCCATCATCGAACTCGCCAACAATAATTCGAGCGACACGCTCGACATGGGAATCATCATGACCCGACCGAGCTCTAACGTCGCCGTCGGGTATCGAGGGGATGAAGAAGAATTCATGATCGGTCACACGTTATCCGATCCATCGTCCACCGACCTGGTACCGGACGCGTCGAACGCGTTGACCGTGCACGTGTACGGAACGCTCGAGGTGGACGCATCCATCGATGTCGGCGCAAACATCGCCATATCCGACGTCGCATCCAACGTCATAGACGTCACCGGACCGATCGCGGCGACCATGTTCCTCGGTGATGGACAGTACCTGACGAATGTCGCAAACCTCGAAATCTTACAGTCGAACGTCACGATACTCAACCAAAACATCGCGAGCAACGTTTCCAATCTTCGAGACGATCTGCAGAGTAACGTGAGTATTCTCAACCAAAACATTGCGTCCAACGTTTCCGATGTTCGAACCGATCTCAACCAAAACATTGCGTCGAACGTGTCCGACCTTCGAACCGATCTCCAGAGTAACGTGTCCATTTTGAACCAAAACATCGCATCGAACGTCTCCGACCTTCGAACCGATCTCCAGAGTAACGTCAGCATCCTGAATCAGAATATTGCGTCGAATGTGTCCGATCTGAGGACGGACTTGCAGTCGAACGTGAGCATATTGAATCAGAATATTGCGTCGAATGTATCCGATCTGAGGACAGACTTGCAGTCCAACGTCACCATACTCAACGAGAACATCGCGTCAAATGTCTCCTATCTTCGAGCGGACATCGCCTCAAACGTTGCCATCATCAATTCCAACGTCGATCTGAAGGCGAACATTCTCGACCCGACGTTCTCCAGTAACATCACCGTGAGTAACAACCTCGTCATGTCCGATCTAACGGCGACGCGCGTTGTGTTCGTCGGTGCGGATAAAGAACTCACGGATAGCTCGACCCTCATTTTCAATTCCGACACACTCACGGTGGACGGGAACGTCGTCGCCGACGCCATCGCCATCGGACGATCCAGTGTCACCGGCTCCAACGTCTTGGACGTCAACGGGTCGGCGAACGCGGCTGTGTATTACGGGGACGGTGGTCTCTTGAGCAACATTCGAACCGATTTCGAATCGGTCATCATCGAAGGCAACACCACGTCGAACGTCGTCGAATTCATGAACGCCACGACCGCGTTCATCACCGATCTCACCTCGAACGTGGTCATGAACATCAATCAACTGAATAACGTCACCATCACGACCGCCGAGCTCGTCGATCAGCAACTGCTGAGATACGACGCCGGGAACGGTCAATGGGTGAATGAAAATTCGGATAACATGTTCATCAAAGTGTACAACGGCACGGGCAGTGACATCGCCAAGGGAAAGGTGTTGTACTTTTTCGACTCGCACAACAACAACGTGGCGAACGTCGCGCTCGCGAAAGCGGACTCGAGCGCCACGATGCCCGCGATAGGCATCGCGCGCGACGTGATCGCATCGGGTGCCGAAGGGTACGCGATCACGTATGGGAAAGTGAACGGATTGAACACACTTGGATTCATCGAAGGCGAGACCGTGTACGTGTCCAACGTCGTCGCAGGTGGACTCTCGAACGTGAAACCGTACAGCACGATCGGTGTCGATCAAATTCAAAACGTCGGCATCTGTGTCAAAGCAGATAACAATAACGGCGTCGTGTTCGTGACGGGTATCGGTCGTTCCAACGACATCCCCAACGCGAACGTGGTGACCTCGAACAGTGATCTGAACTACATCTACGTCAACCAAACTGACAACGACATGAAAAAAATCGCCCCGACCAATCTGCTGACCAAACTGCAGACGTTGACGCAGGTGGTCGATACGGGGAACGTCACGAGCAACGTCGTGCAATTCACCAACGCGACGACGGGTCTCGTGGCGACGTCCAACGTCCAAGCCGGCGCCTTTTACGGCGAAGGCTCGACGCTCAGTTTCACGTCCAACGTGTTCATCGAAGAGGGTTTGGTCGTCAACAAAAATTCAGTCGCCAGCAAACAATACGCCTACACGGGAAGCATGACGTTCTCCAACGTCGGCGTCACCTTCAGCACGAACGTGTTCAGCGCGAAAATCACCGCCCATTTGGTACACGACGACGACGAGGTGAGCACCTTACAGATCGACTGTTGTGGTGGGTCGAAGAACGGCACCTCCGCGCACAATATCGTCGCCGGGAAAGTCAACAAATTCGGTGTGGCGACCAGCTACCCATGGAATCACGAAGTCGTGACCACGCCCACGCAAATCATCTGGGAACCCGAACAAGCGGGGCTCACGAATTACGATTACGACATTCACGTCGAACTCCTGTCCAGTCACCCTTCCGCGGGGGTGACTGAAATTACCGAGGCGGGAAGCGCGGTCAAATATTTCTCCCACTAGTATAGAACATGACGACGAACATCCAGTCATTCGCTGGTGACGTGGAGATTCCAGGAAATCTCCAGGTCAAACGTTTGACAGTTGAAGATGCCATCACTGAGCTCGGCGCCAACAATGCGGGGTTGTCTAACGTCGGTTTTGTGCTCACTCGTCAAGCGAACACGCCGAACGTCGCCGTGTATTACGACGAGACGACGAGCGAGTTGCGCATCGGGCACACCCTGAAGGGCGGTGGCGATACCGTCATGGAAATCGATTCCGCCAATAACGTCACCATGAACGTCTTCGGAGATGTCGAGTGTAATTTCATCCGTGCCGATGGAGGTTTGTTGTCGAACATCGTGAGCGATTTACAGTCGGTCACCACGTACGGATCATCCACCGATCGCACAGTGACGCTCTCGAACGTCACCACGGGTCTCATCGTCGACTCCAACGTCGTCGTGACCGGCAACGTCACCGCGGGGTCGTTCATCGGCGATGGGTCGCAGCTGGACGGGATCGCCGCGAATTTCGAAGAGATCATCATCAACGGAAATGTGACAAGCAACACCGTCGAATTCAGGGATTCGGCGACGAGTCTCATCACCACCGGCTCGGTCGGTATCATCAATACCGCACCGGGTCACGACTTGTCCGTCGGCGCGAATCTCTACGTTCAGGACATCGCCAGTAACGTCTTGACCGTGGAAGGTAACGTGTCGGCACACAAAATGACCCTCGGGTCGATCGAAATCACCCCCGCGTACTCGCTGCAACAGGTGACCGACGTCGGGAACTCGACCTCGTTGACAGTAGAATTCACGAACACATCCACCGCGTTCGTCACGGATAAGATGGCGGGCATCGGGATCGCCCCGTCGAGCGCCGACGTCGGCGTCTCCGGTTTGCATGTGGACGGACACATTCGTTTGGGTGGCGCCGCGGGCACGGACGAAAACCAAGATCTCTACGTGAAGAGCGCGGCACAACTTACATTCCTCGCGAACGACAGCGATCTGGACAATAACTACGTCGGCGCTGTCTTGAAAGCGGGCGTGTCGAACGTATCGTTCATCAACGTTCTGGGCTCGGCGACCGACGTGAATTCACAATTCATAGCACTCGGGGTCAAAAATACCGAGATGATGCGCATCACGAACGGTGGATACTTGCAATTTCCGGGTGCGGTGGCGATCACGCCCGCGGCTACGCAACCGATGCGCATCGGGTACGGCGCGGGCTCAAACACGCAAGGGTCTTATGGCATCGCCATCGGTGAGATCGCGGGTCAGAATGGACAAAACGCACATTCGATCGCCATCGGGTACGCCGCAGGTTGCAATGGACAGAATGTTTATAGCGTCGCCATCGGTTTGCAGGCGGGCGAATCACAACAGGATTTTGACGCAGTCGCCATAGGTCACGACGCCGGCAGATACAGTCAGAACAATTATTCAGTCGCGATCGGAACTTCTGCGGGACGAACTGCACAGAGCGCGTTCGCGGTCGCAGTCGGGGTGAACGCGGGTAACTTGTCTCAAGGATACTCATCGGTCGCCATAGGCAATGGTGCTGGGTTATACGAGCAGAAACATTTGTCCGTCGCCATCGGCGTAGAAGCTGGTTTGTCATATCAGAGCTCGTACGCCGTCGCCGTCGGCTACGACGCCGGTTACAATTTACAGGGTATGTACGCGACCGCGGTCGGGTATCGCGCGGGATGTTTAGGCTCTAACGCGTACACGACGAACGTGGGTTGCTTCGCGGGTGATACTGGACAATACCTCGGCGCCGTCGCGGTGGGTGTCGATGCGGGGAAATATTATCAAAACACGTACGCCACCGCTGTGGGTTCAGCCGCCGGGAGTACCGGTCAGCAGGCATACACCGTTGCCGTCGGCGTCAACGCGGGACGAATTCAGCAGCAGAATAGCGCCGTGGCGATCGGAAACACCACGGGGTACTGTCAACAAGGTCTGGCATCCGTCGCCATCGGGGTGAATTCGGGAAATAGTGGGCAGGGTTCCCAATGCGTCGCCATCGGAGACGGCGCTGGAAAGTACGGACAGAACGTGTATTCCGTCGCGATCGGTCTCGAAACCGCGCGCGATGGACAAGGTGAGGTCGCCATCGCGATCGGGTCAAACGCCGGTGGTCGCCAACAGGGCGGGCGGTGCGTCGCCATCGGTGATTACGCCGGAAACTGCGTGCAAACGTCGTCCGCGATCGCCATCGGACACATCGCCGGTCGAACGTCCCAGGGGGAAAATTCAGTCGCCATAGGGAAATCCGCCGGTGATTACTCGCAGTCGTACAACTGCGTGGCGATCGGCATCGACTGTGCGACTGTATCGCAGGGACACAATTCCGTCGCCATCGGTGATCGCACCGCACACTCGAACCAAAGCTCGTACGCCACCGCCGTCGGATTCGTCGCGGGACACAATTCACAGGGGGAGCAGTCGAGTGCGTTCGGGTACGCCGCCGGTTCGAATGTTCAAGGAGTCGGTGCCACAGCCCTTGGCGCACACGCCGGGGAGACCGGTCAACTCGCGTACGCTGTCGGCGTGGGGTACAACGCGGGTCAGAGTAACCAAAACACATTCACCGTCGCCATCGGTGCGGACGTCGGACAGGTAAGCCAAAACACCGTCGCGATCGCCGTTGGGTACCAGTGTGCGCAGTATGGACAACAAGCGGGTGCTATCGCCTTGGGGTATCGCTCGGGTCGAACACAACAAGGAATGGGAGGAATCGCGATCGGGTACCAAGCAGCAAACTCTTCCCAAGGAATTGAAACGATCGCCATTGGTCAGGACGCGGGATTTCTTAACCAGAAATATCGGTGCATCGCGATTGGACGATCTGCCGGATATTCACATCAAGGGAGAACGCAATGGGACGGGGACTCAAATGGTATAGGTGAAGCGATCGCCATAGGCACCAACGCCGGTCTCTGTCAACAAGGCGAATACAATATCGCGATCGGGTATCGATCCCAAGAGATTTGCACCGCGGGCGATGCCGCACAGGTCGCGATCGGATATCAATGTGGTTTTAGCAATCAGCAGCGCGAAGGTATTGCGATCGGGTTCAATTGCGGACATCATAATCAGCAACAATACGGCGTCGCCATCGGAGCCTCTGCGGGTAGTATTGAGCAATCAGCTCAAGCAATCGCCATCGGTCTCGTAGCGGGGCAATCCAATCAAGCAGTAGAAGCAACCGCCATCGGTTCGTATTGCCACCAATATGATTCAGGAAGTTATGCCACCGCGATAGGACCCTCTGCGGGTAGAAGTTATCATGGACAAAACGCGACCGCGGTCGGGCTCGCGGCGGGAACTATAAATTATCCCACGGAATATTCATACGAAACGACGTGCGTCGGATCGCACGCGGGTTATAGTTTACCACAACGATATTCCACGAATGTCGGTGTCAACGCCGGGTCATACGGCGCCGGATATTGGTCTATAAATGTAGGCACGAACGCTGGGTACTCTCACACATCGAACGTCGGTGACAATAACGGTAACTATTCCGTCAACGTGGGTCCACAGGCTGGTTTCATTGATTGCGCGACATTTTCTGTTGCAATTGGAAATAACGCTGGGTACAGTAACTCGAAAACCCGAGCCACAAGCATAGGCGATGCCGCTGGATTTTCGTACGCGGGATCGTATAGCGTGAACATCGGATACAACGGCGGTTACGGTGCGAGAAACTCGGGATCTGCAGAAGCGGCTCGATACTCCGTAAACATCGGTGCCAACGCGGGACATTCCAACGACGGACACTTTAACGTGAACGTCGGCGACAACGCTGGGTATGCGGTGACTACGACTAGTGGTGCCGACGGTCATAGCATCTGTATCGGTCGATCCGCCGGATTTAATCACGCACATCATCACACGACCATCATTAACGCTACGGGGGGTGTTGTCGACAGTGCGGGCACGTATCGATGCTACATCACGCCGATCCGGTACAACACGGAAACGTATTACTTGCAGTACAATGGTTCGGCGTACGACGGTACGTACGGTGGAAGCGGGGAGGTGACGATGTCGTCGTCGACGCCGACGTCCGACGATCGTCTCAAGTTTAACGAAAAGTTCATCACGAACGCGACGGACACGCTCATGAAGCTTCGTCCACAGACGTACGACAAACGGGTGTACCTATCCCACGACTTTGACGCCGCGCTGCAGCGTCGGAAATACGAGGCGGGTCTCATCGCGCAGGAGGTCTTCTACGACATACCCGAGTTGCGACATTTGGTGGAGGTGCCACCGACGGCGACGAATCTCCAAGAACACATCACGTCGAGCAAGGACCCGGCGATCGATCCGGATTATTCCAACTGGGGTGATCAACCCGCAAAGTTGGATTACATTCAGCTCATACCCTACATCGTGCAGTCGATCCAGGAGATCGCGGCGAATCGAGAGAAGACGCCGCTGACGGCGGTGAGTCAGGACGGACTCATCGTGTGCGCGGACGAGACGGGTAATCATTTGTCGTCGACGGTCGGCGATTCCTCGTGCTTCGGGGTGGTGTTGGGTGACAGCGGCGACGTCGTCACCAGTGGAACCGCGCGCGTATGGGTGTTGAACTCCACGGGCAATCTCGCGTCGGGCGATTTGGTGACGACATCGGGCGTCCCCGGATACGCACAAAAGCAAGGTGATGTCCAAGTGACGAACGCGACGTTCGCGAAGGTGCTTCGTCCGTGTGATTTCGCGCCTGCACAGATCCCGATCAAGCGCGTCCGTCGAACGCTCGTGAACACGACGGTGTACGTGTTCACATGGAAAGAGCGATGTGGTGACGAGGAATATGAGACGTACCCTGACGAAAATCGGGAGATCCGGCAGTACGTGCGATACACAGGCGATGGAGGCAAGTTCTACACACAAGAGGAATACGACGCGATGACGGCGGATGCGAAGGCAAAGTGTCAGTCGGAGGATGTCACTGAGTATTACAGAATCATGCGGAGCGAGATGTTGACCCCGAACGAGGGCTACGAGGCGGTCACGAAGCAAATGAACGTGGAAGAGCGCGACGAGCATGGAAATCTGGTGTACGAGGACACGGACGAGACTGAACCGGAATATCCCGTGCGATACTTAGACGCCGAGGGTGGCGTCCTCCCCACCTCCGAGGGTGCCGTCCACGTCGCCGCGCTCATCAAGTGTAAGCTCTTCTGATAGGATAGTCTCCCAGTTGTAATGTTTCACGACGTGTTCTCGAAGTCGGTCGGGTTTAGGAATTTTCTTGTGAAAGCACTCGTGAAGCGCCATCGCGAAATCCATCGCCTCGAACACCATGACGACGCCGTTGTGTTTGTCGAAATTGCTCATGTGTCTGGTGCCGATGGGTTCTATCATCGTCGCGAAATCACCCAACGTTTCTCTCAGCGCGGGAACCCCGCTCACGATTTGATGTCGATTGAAATACCCATGTTCGACGTTCGTCAGTCCAAATCCTTCGCCGCAGCACGTATTCAAACCAACGTCCGCGGCGTTGTATAACAAGTTCACCGTTTCGTCGGACATGAGCAGTGGCTTCGGGGACGTGAAGATGTGTTTCGTGACCACGGATACGTCCAGTCGTTGTCGCAAACATTCCGTCGTGATGAGTTCATCGATGTCGTATCCATCATCCGACGTGCCCAAGCATCCCAAATACAGCTTCAGACGAGGATTGAAATCGTTCATCGCCAAAAATTTCAAAAACGCCCGGATCGTGATGTCGTACCCTTTGCGGTAGGAATTTCTGTTCATGTTCAGCACGACGAAATCGTCCACTTTGAATCCACACAAATTCTTCGCGACGTCATGGTCGATGTCTCTGAATCGCTCGAAATCGACACCGTGCTTCATGACGCGAACCATCTCCTTGTCGAACCCGTAATCGTTCACGAGGTGTTCGCGCCAACATTCCAAAAATGTCCACAGTCTCTTCACGTTCTTATTTTCTCTAAGTCTCAGCATGACGCTCGGACGTTCCCACGGGTACACCAGGTCTAGGTACACCCACGCTGGTATGTCGGGTAATATGTCGAGAATCGCGGTCGTCACCATGAGATCGTTATACAAGAACAACACGTCCGGTTTTTCTTTTTCCGCACACGGCAAAATGCCCTTGTCCCCGAAACCCTTCGGGGATTCCGGGTCGATCTCGAACGCATCGTAGATCTTGATGCGAGGATCTATGAACCTATCCTCGATGACTTGTCCGCGGTAATTCTGAAACGCATAGAACACGACCTCGACTCCAGGCTGATCCGCCAAATAATTGGTGATCTTGTTCGCGACGCGCCCGTACCCAGTCCCTTGTCCAGGATGCGTACACAAAAACAAAATCTTCATCTGCTGAAACTTCGATACATTTTTTTAACTCTTAGTAATATAACACTATGGGCGTCACGGTGAACGAACCTTACATGACTCACGCTGGATTCGAAGTGCCGTCGCATTACATCAGTCTCGGTGACTCGCAGATTCAAATCGTCAGACCGCCGGTCATGCCGACGCCAATAGAAGAGAAAGTGCCGTCGCAAAAATATGCCATCGAAACACACTTCAACATTTGGGTGTCCAAGACCGCACGCGATGAAGGTCGAAGCAAGATCGGTCTCAAACGCGTGCAAATCATCAGCGAAACCCCGATCACGGAGAACGTGTACACCGTCCTGTACAACAAACTCAAGGAAGATCTTACGAACTACACGGAAGATATCTGAGTAGAAAATTTTAGTAACCAATAATAGTATTCCCATGTCCCTCAGCAGCGACAACGTCGGATATCTCGACATATCGAATGCGATTCTACGAGTCGGCACACTCGACGTGGTCGGTTTACAGGGAGTAGACACCGTGACAAACGTTTTACGCGCGAACTCCGTCCTCGTCTACGACGACATGGGCACGGACATCGCGACCCCACCCTTCACGCTCGGCGCGGGCGTCAGTCGATCGACGTCCCCGACCGAAATCGATCTTCGCTACGCCAGCGGGAACAATTTCATGTACAAAGGGATCAAGCTTCCCAACTTTTTCGTCGGCGAATTCGAGGTGTACAGCGCTGACAGTGCCACGGGGAACGTCTTTTTGCAAACCTACACGGAGAGCACGACGTCCTACGGGAACGATGGGTACGAACTCATTTTGGATTGGCAGTACAACACAATCACCCTGAAATACGACGGCACCCAGATCGCTCAGGGGACGTCCTCGGGTCTCACGACCGCCACGTGGCAACGAATTTCCGTCGTGTACGATCGAAACGTCTGGACGGTGTCCGTGGACGGCACGGTCAAATTAGTGTTCGACGACAGCGAACGCGCCGCCGTGTACGAAAATCCAACCACCGGACAGTACATGCGATTCGCCACGAATTCGGGGACGAGTCGGAAACTCCGCGCGATCAAATTCATGAACGGCTCGTACTGGTCACAAAGCAAATTGGGACACCTGTCGTACACGAACGGGAACGTCGGCATCGGGACGTACGCGCCGACGACGCATCGGTTCGAGGTCTACGGATCGACGAAGCTCTTGAACGTCAACGCGACGACGCTCGCGATCTCGGACACGACCGAAAGCACCAGCACCACCACGGGGGCGTTGACCGTCGCGGGTGGGTTGGGTGTCGCCAAACATTTATGGACGGACAAGCTCAGTACCAAAGGCATACACACGGTGTATAGTCCGAGTCTTGCTGGAGATGCTCCGTATCAATTCACGGTGTCTGAATTCAACAACAGCGGGTCCGATCGATGGTGGCGCATCGGACGTCTCAAAGCGGATGGTACATCGTATTGGACGTTCATTCAAGCCTCCGTGACGATTCAACGCGTCAACGGTTGGTCGATGACGATCGATTTCTACGTGTGGGGCGCCGCCAACAACCCCGACGATTACTACATCAGTTACGTGAACATCCGGGGACGTGATCCGAGCCCAAACGTCGCTCGTCTCATCATGTACAAAGACACGGTCAACCACAACCTCGACATTTACATCTACGCCGACTCCTTTAGCCGCGTCATGATCAAGGGTTCGACGTCGGAGAATTCTGCTGCGGAGGCTGCCGGACTTGGGTTCAATCCAACACCCGACTGGACCACGACCGCACCGACGACGAGTGGTACGTACACTGTCTTTCACGATACCGATTCGGGTGGGAGCGCGAATTCGCTCGTACAGGATGGTCCGAAATTAGGGATAAACATCGATCGACCCGATGAGGCGTTACACGTCGGTGGGAACATTCGGTTGGGTGCGCGGACGGGGTCTGACGACAACGCCAACTACTATATTAATACAGCGGGACAATTGCATATTCGCGCGAACGACACGAGCGATACAAATGGAGACTTTATCTATTGCTTTCTCGAGTGCGGACCGACGACGCAAGCCGCGAACACGACATATATACAACTCGGAAGTTTTAGTGATACCACCGTGCAAACGTTTTGCGAAAACTCCGTCGTGACGAAACAGTCCACCACGTCTGATGGGGAATTGATGGTGTATTCGCGCTCCGGCATCTCTTCGAACACGTGCGTGCAGGGTGACGGGAACATCGAACGCACGTACACTGTTAACAATGTTCGGTACGCCGGGGGCATGCACGTGTCGGGTGGTCAAATATTACCGCTCTATGATGGATCAATCGACACGGCGTATCGCATGAATTTAGGGAGTGCCACATACCGCTGGAAGGATGTCTACGCAAAGTATGCCGATTTTTTCAGTACAACCGCCATAACGGCGACTGAGACCATGGGTACGATTGGTCGAGTTGTATCCTCACAGGGGGTGACGAACAATGCAAAGCTTACCTTCACACAAGTGTACGAAGATTCGAGTCAAGCGGGGTGGTTCGGGTGGTCACAAAAAATATCGAGCGTCGTCGATGTGACTACACAAGGCGGAATACGGTTCAATGGGTACAATAATCCCTACGGCGTGTCCATCGAAACTGGAGCCACTGGCGCCACATCACCAGACAATCTCAAAGTCGCGATGCACCTCGACAGGAATGGTTCGGTCGGGATCGGGACGCAAGACCCTTTCAATTCTTCGTACGCAACTAGTTGTGATTACACACTCGGGGGATTACATACGACCAAAGACGTCTTTTCGCAAGGCAACGGGTACTGGTTTCCCGACCACACCGTTCAATCAAATCATCAATTTGTTGGTAAAATATATGCGTTCTCGAATGAGTACGCTAATGGACCGTTTATCACCTCTGGAATGATGATCCAAAACCTATCTACATCCGATATCGGATCGACTGGCAATTATTCCCAGCGATTGTTGTTCAAGACGCACGATTACGGTGTATACGGCGGTGCTTTCTCAGAATGTGCCATGGCGTGTAGCACGAACGGGAAGGTGAGCATGCGTAAATACAATTACGCCACTCCCCTGTCCAAACTTCACGTCGAGGATAATGGGTACGCATTCACGGTGTCCGGGACGCGGGACAGCAACGACACGTACAGTTACTTTCGTTTAGGACACCCGTGGAGCGTGTCGTATGTCGATTATTGCTCGTTGTTTGAAAGCTACAACAACTGGGCAGTCGATTATAAATCTTCGTTGAAAATCTACACACACACTAATACTTCCGAAGCTTCGCAGGGTGGATACAATATCACCGGAATCCATCTCCGAGACGGATTTATCGGACTCGGTGGTGACATCAACACCAACTACACCTGCACCATCGGCAGTGGAAATGGATCCGTGTATGCGTACTCGTACAGTGTTCGGGGTACGTACGGAGGAAATTCGTGGCATGAAGGGACTGGTGACAATGCGTCTTATTCACTCTACAACAGCGTCTTCCTGGTGTGGTGGGGACTTGCGTGGAAGGATTACGGTGGTACGGTGCGCATGGTGCATAACGCACGGGCGGGTGATCTTAGCATGACGGGTACCTGCACCGCATACACGTTCACCGCCACATCCGACGATCGCGCCAAGGATTTCGAGAAACCACTCCACTTGGGCACGGAGACGTTGCTCAAACTCAATCCCCAACACTACTGGAAACGAGATAAGTTGGAGCTGACGACAAAGGTGAAATATCGCGAGGAGTTCGGGTTGATCGCCCAGGACGTGTATTACGACGCACCGGAGTTGCGTCATCTCGTGAAATTGCATTACGACGCCGATCCGTCGCCCGAGAAACCCGTGCGCGACGAAAACATTCAGATCGATCCACCCTACGACGATTGGGGGTCACAAATCGCATCACTCGATTACGAAGGAATGATCCCGGTCATGATCAATTCCATCAAGGAGATCGTCGCCGAGAAGGACGCGGTGAAGACCCGAGTGACCGACGTGGCGTTCTCTAACGTCCTCGACCATCGCGGATTGATCGTGTGCGCGCGCGACGACGGGTTCAGTCCGAAGAGTGGCAAACCGTTGGTCGAACTGTCGAGTCGAGTCGCGTGTAAGGCGTGGTACGGCGTTATCACCGGATCGAACGTGTACACGGAGGATTCGGAGACGCTCATCGCGCGCGGTGGTGATGCGAAGGTATGGGTGCTCATGCGGGAGGGTGCGAGCGTCGAGAGCGGGGATCTTTTGTGTACGTCCAACGTGCACGGCTACGCGTGGACGCAGAGTGACGATCTCGTGCGTTCGAGCACGGTGGCGAAGCTTGCACAGGGATGTGATTTCACCGTGCCAGTCGCTCGTCCGAAGAAGACGATCCGTCGCGAGCTCAGGGACGTGACCTATTACATCAAGCGTCGATGGTACCCTTCCACGAAGGAGGAGTACGACACGATGCCGGAGACGAAACGTAAGACGTACTTGGAGGATTATTACGCGAAGACGGAGTACGAGTACCGACCCAAAACCGATATCAAAAAAGACGACGACGAGGAGTGGTCGGATGTCTTCTACATCAAGAGGCTCTCGTACGAGATCAGTAAGGAGACGTACGATGCGTTGTCGCCTGAGGCGCGCGAGGCGTACCGACCCGTGGACGATTCAAAATACGTGCGCACGGAACAGCAGACCGCGACACAGGAGGCGTATGATATGATGTCAGAAGATGAGCGCGAGGACTACAGAGAACACCAAGCCAAACCCGAAGTGACCGAAAAGACCGTCGAGGAGTGGGAAGCGATGGAGGACTCCGAGGAGAAGACGAAATATGTCTTGAAGATTCGTCGGGTGTACAAGCGCATGGAGGAGTGGGTGTCGAAGGATCCGTTGATCACCAACACGACTGTGGAGACGAAAGAGGAGATGGTGGACGTGTTGGACGCAGACGGACAGCACATATACGACGACGACCCAGAAGCCACCGAGTTGCCGTATGAGATTCGATACCTATCGGCACAGGGCATGATCACGACTCGACACAACGCGGTATTCTACGCCGCACTTTTGAGATGCACCCTCATGGGTTAAAAATAATCTCGCATGGTAGTACTATAAACGATGAGTGCCGGTATCACCCAGTTGTTGGCGATCGGTGCCCAAGACAAGGCAATCACGGGCAATGCGTCCGTGAGCTACTTTCGCTCTGCGTTCAAGACGCACACGAATTTCGCACAGACGGTGGAGCGCCAAACTATCCAGGGGCAGGTGAAGGCGAATTCCATGTCGACTGTTCGATTTGAGCGAAGAGGCGATCTTTTGTCGTATGTCTACCTTACGCCGCTCACGAACGGGACTCAGGCGAACACGTCGATCAGCGATTGGAGCACGGTCATCGATAAGGTGCAACTGGTCATCGGCGGGCAGGTCGTCGACGAACAAGACGCCATCTTCACGCAGCGTTTGGCACCGACCGTCATGGCGTCCAACCAAGTGCAATCCGTCACGGGTGACGTCTTCGGCGGCGCCACGAACGCGCAGTTCTACCCGCTCAAATTCTGGTTCAACTCGTACGCCCAGGCGCTTCCGTTGGTGGCGTTGCAGTACATGGACGTCGAGATCCGAATTCACTGGGGTGCAGAGGTTGGTGACAAGTGGGAGGTTTGGGCCAATTACATTTACTTGGACGGTGCCGAGCGAGAATATTTCGCGAGCCAGCCGTTGCAATACTTGGTCACGACTGTCCAAAAGTCGTTGCCGACCAATACTAAAGTTCATGAGCTGAATTTTAACCACCCAATCAAGGCTATCTGTTCCGTCCGAAACACGGGCGGTGCGGTCGCTCTCGCGCACATCCAGAACAGATTGAAGCTCCAGATGAACGGCATTGACGTCGGCGATTTCCGCCTGGCACAGCCGCATTTCACACAGGTGGCGGCGTATTTCCACTGCCCCTACGCGCAACGCGCGAGTTTGCAAGACAACGTGATCATCATTCCGTTGTGTTTGGACACGTCCAAGGGACACATCAGCACTGGTTCCGTCAACTTCTCTCGACTCGACAGCGCTCGCTTGATCTCCGAGACCCAGACGAGCCAACAAAACTTGTACGCGCTCGGATTCAACCTGTTCATCATCAAGAACGGCATGGGTTCCTTGGCGTTCGCGAACTAAATTCTACGCTTTATGTAATATGAGACTGTATACCATCGCCATCATTCTCGCAGTCCTGTTCGTCATCACGTACGACCCGAAGAGTCGCACGCTCGAAAAATACATCATGGGTCCGCTCTCCCCGGTGAACGCACAACAGGCGGGGAGCCCCACGCCTTCGGACGTCCAGTGTAAACATCCACATTTCCAGGCGAGGAACTTTGGAGAACCCGTGTACGATTGCCCGAAAAGTAATTCCAGAATGGGTGCGATTCACTCGGCTTAAAAGGATGTGTGGTAACACAAATAATAAACCATGATGCAAATGGACAGACAATTGTTGACCACGATCGCCGCCATCGTCGCCATCGCGGCGTGCGT